AAAGAAGTGTAGAAGCTCCGCCGGCCTTAAGTTCACCATTCTCGTCATACCGAACTTGCCACTTCTGCTTGAGTTCGTCGATATGATTGTCCTTCTCAGACTGCTTGTAGTCTAGCTTATGCTTGACTGCATCAATGACTACCATACTATGCTTGACAGCCATAGCAATCTCTTCAGGAGGAGCATTCTTCAGAGTCATGTCTGTGATTAGGTTAGAAACAGTACCCATTTGATTTTGCTTCTCGGATTCTTTCATCAACCTAATGCCGGTCTTGCCTTCTGTCGAGTAAGCAGCCTTAGGATCGAAGCCTTCCAATTCTTTAAGCGGACGACTTGTCTTAACTTTGACTTTATCGTTGACAGGAATGACCGTTGCGGTATCACCATCGAAGTCTGCGCCCGACAAACGTTCTGCGACCTTGGAGTTAATGCCTACGGCATCGATTGCATTGCCCAATGCTTTCTTAGCAGCGGGGTTCTTATTGTTAACGACCAGCTCAGGGATCTCGAATGTTCCGCCATGAGGATAACGAATCAGCACAACGCGTTCGCCATTCTTGTAGTTCGGAGCATAGATCTCGTTGTCTTTGAGTTCATCGATCGGCAAGAGGACTTGATTCTTCTGTCTCGGAAGAGCAGCTGCCTTCAGATGTATAGCGGCAGAATCACAAGAATTTGCAAAATCGAGAAGAAGCTTTCTCTTAATCGTAGGATTCGTATAATCCATGATTTCTTGATACTGATCCTCAAGATCAGCATAAGTAAGATTAAGCTGTCTCTTAATCAAAGACATCGGCTGTTTGGAAAGAAACTGAGAAGACAAGTTGATCGATTGATCTTGCCAATCTCCTTCTTCTTTCAGTTTATTAATCGCGGAGAGATGATCTTTGCCATCCTTCCCGATGTAATGAGACTGACCATTGGCTTTGATGACTGCACCAAAAGGATTGTCAGGATCATCCTGAATCTTCTTAAGTACATCCATCTTACTTTTGTTGGAGCTCTTGTTGGTGTTAAAAACAATGTCATAGCCATCCGGAATATTATCCGAATACATTGCCATGCCTTTCAGATAGTGGGTTCCGTCAACCATGATACGAACCTGAGCATAATGAGATTGCCCGAGATTCAAGTCTTCTACACCAGGACGAATCTCGATGACACCATCTTTCGATGTACCACCTTGATCGCCATAATTGATCTTGATTCGATCAGATGCAATACTTGCAGGATACTCACGCTTGAAGTAATTGAATCCACCATCTTCTGAATGGTAATCCTTTACTTGCTGAATCTCATCCATATGACGATATGCATCACCGTGAGTTGTACCAGGCAGACAAAGAACTTTAAGAGTCGTTTGTTTACCAGGATTTGTAACTTGCTGGACGCCAACACCGTATACTTCATATCCTTCAAGCTCCAACATAGTGAGTGCTTCATTCAGCTTACCAGAAGAGACGCCAAGTTCTCGTTCAACGCCAGCACCGACATCCAAATATGGTTTGGACTTAAGTTCTTCTTTCAGAACTTCGGCAGTACTAATGGCCTGATTTGCACGAGCACCAACTTTCTCGTCCAACAAAGTACGAATCGATGAGTCATTCTTGTAACCCATAATATCCGTAATCTCTTGGAGAGACTTGCCTTCTGCTCGAAGTTGTTTCGCTCGTTCGGCTTCTGTTCGACGTTGCTCATGCTGAGAGAGCTGATAGAAAGCACGATAATCCGTAGAGCTCATATTGAACTCTTTGCGAATATTCTCACCAGATGGATCCCATCCTTTTGCTCGAAGCTCATCCACACGCTTCAGAAATGCTTTCTCTGCATCCAGAATAGTAGGCTTTTCACCACGAGCCAGCATAGCATCCGCTGTTCCCTGAAACCAGGGTTCATGCTGATAAGGAATTTCGCCAGAACCCCATTTATAGCGCCCAGATCTTCGCTTAACGCCATAATGGGCTAGAATTTCCGCCTCGATGGAGGCATCCCCGTCAAGAATAGGATCTCCGAGAACGGGATCATAAATATCCATGGTTAGCCTCCTTGTTTATCGAGTTTTCTAAGTTGCTTGTCAAATCTCACGATAAGATTCATGATTGCGCGAATATCATTTGGATCGGGCACACAAATTTGACAGTCGTCATTCTGATAGATTCGAAGTTCTATCCCGATATCAAACGGACTCACGTCATACTCCAAACAGAAAAGAGCAGCATATATCATAAGCTGTTCCATATGAGTCAGAGTAACACCGGTTTTCAAATCGTGAATTCTCAGAAAGTCATCACGAAACGAAATAGCATCTGCAGTCCCAAAGCAATATTCCGAATAGTACAGAACCTGCTCTGGTGTCATGCGGAATCCAATAGCATCGTTGACATAGAGATTCAAAGTTTTCTTTGATCTTGCCAACTTTTGATTTAGCTTGATGCACAGCGCCGCAAACTCATGAAGCTTAGTACCTTCTTCGGAAGCGCGATAGTTGAAAAAACTATTAGCTAGCTTTTCGTCGTTGTAGTTGAGCCAATGGTACTTGCTTGCTCCGAGGAATGCGTGCTGTCCTACGAGTTTTGAATGATCGTTGAAGATCATGCAGTACCTCCTCTTTGTTCTCCGGTGAGATAAAGGCAGCAAAGGACATCTTATTGAGAAAGGCCACCCAATAGTCCTGATTCGGACGATGCGCTGCACGTGCCCCTCTTTTACACTCGAGCGCTGCCCAATGCTTACCATAAAGAACTAAGAGATCAGGAAATCCTTGTATGTAGGTTTCGACCTTGAAAGCAAGTGCTCCAGGAAACCGAGTCATGATTTCCTTGATCAGTTTTGCTTGAAAGTCTCTTTCCTTTGCCAAGTGAGTTCCTCCTCTCTTAAAACTTTAAAGAGTCTGAATGGTGTGTGTCTTACTTAAATCGGACACATTTCCCTTCTCCTCCCATTAAATACCATGTTTTTTTCGCGCGGAATATCTTTTCCGCCTCATTTTGTATAACATTTTTGTGTAAAATTTCTCAAAATAATACCCTAAAAATCGCAAAAATTTTTTCACAAGATATATTACTATATAATGTTTTATTCTCTACGCGTAATAGGGTTGTGAAAGTAAAAAATGAAAATTACCAGCAACATTATTCCGCATCAAAAACCCGCAAACCACTGATATTACTGGGTTTTTTACCTTTTATCCAACCAAAAGAAAAGGAATAACTATGCCTAAAATTTAAGGAAAAACTATGCCTTAAATTTGGCCACTTTTTTCGCTGGACCCTTTTTGACCCTTTTAAGGTGAAAAAACACCTTTAAAATAAGGAATAGTTTTTCCTTAAATTTCCGGCATAGTTATTCCTAAAAATAAATAGGAATAATATTGCCGTCCGTATCAGTCTATATGCACTCTATATACAGCTTCTAAACAGTGCCTTTTTCCTATATTTTTCAAAAAAGAAGAGGACGTGATTTCTCAGCGTCCCCCTCTTCTTCTCAGCACTTAATAGCGATTAAGCAAATCCATCGGATTAATATTAAGTACTTTGCAGCAACGAAGCCCATCGAACAGATTTGGAATCGCTTTACCGGATTCCCAGTTTCGAAGCGTACGCTCATTCACATGAACGCGTTTTGCTACAGATGCCTGTGTTAGATTAAGCTTCAGTCGCTTATTGGCAAACAACAGACCAAGTTCTTCTCGACTAATCATGACCATCCTCCTTCACAACGATTTCCTTTCCTAAAACCTTCGCAAGTTTTAGGATATTACCAATGCGTGGGAAGTAATGTCCGGCCTCATAATTGCCAATAGAGCCCTTTGGAACACCCGAAATCTCGGCCAATTCGCGCTGTGTCATGCCTCTTTCTTCTCGTCGCCGAGCCAAATTATCTCCAAATTTACTCATTTTTCACCTCGATTGGCTTGGCAATGTAGATGGTGTCGAACAAATCCTGGCGAATATAAGCTGTTTGGTCACGTCCGTTTGCCAAATCCATTCCTCGGAACATCTCTTTATGGGCTTGCTCGTTCCGCTTTGAGAGAATTCGAACCGTTTTTCGAAAATTTCGCCTTACAATTTTGTATTTTGCACCCATTTGATATCGAATTGGATAATATGCAATCATTCTATGGATGTATCGAGCTTCTTTTCTCTGGTATTTGTTCATTTTTTCACCTCAATTGACCACGCCTTTTTATGGGCTTCGTTATTCGCTTTAATAAGCATTCGAGCCGTTTTTCGAATACCACGACGAAAAGCCTTATAATGATCGAAATCGAATGGCATTCCAATCAAATCAACATCATTGTGCATCCGTTTAATCATTCGAGCCTCTCTTCTCTGGTATTTGTTCATATCAGTGTCTCCCAAGCCAACGACAGAGCTTGTAAATCAGCCAGAAGGGGCCAAAAAGCAGCAAACAAATGAAATCTTTCATGATAAAACCTCCAAAATATCAAAAATGTGGGTTGTTAAATCCAACCAAAGAGAAGGGAAACGACCAAAATGACGAGACAATTGAAGAAGAAGCCGAATTCCATGAGTAATTTCTCGTAATAGATCGGCTCTGTCTTCTCATCGGAGTTCGCAAATCGGTCAAAATGGTATGCGAAGCACAAAACGGAGATGATTAGGTTACCAATTAAGAAGTATTTGATCATTCGGTTACCTCTTTGATACTCATATGGATGATCTTCTTGGAGTTGATGACCGTGTATGTGTATTCATTTTCCGAGTCCTCAAATACTGGATAGGGAACGCGACAGATCTGTTCAATAACATCTGTCACCTTCTGATTGGGACTCGTTTTCGGCATATTGGCGGTATAACGCTTATCGCCTTCTAATGTAATTTCAACATGCCAATAAGTCAACTTAACTCACCTCCGAAGTATAAGAAATAGCGAGCTTTGTTGAAATCAACAAGCTTAGACTTCATTTTTTTCAGTTCATGGGAATTGGATGTCCAAACCTCCATTTGAGTTTTGACGAGCTCACTACTAGCAAGCTCGGGATAAGCCGCCGCAACAAGCGCAACGGCACCGTCCGACATCTGTACATATGTGATTTGCTCATGCTCGCAATAGGCCTTGACCGCCGCATCAATGGACTGCTCGATTTGCGCATTCTGGTTTTCGTAGATTTCGATTTTCTCTTGGATGCCGAATCCGGAAGCGACGGTGACGATATTCCAAAGGGTCCAGATGCCAAATATAACGGCAAAGATGGCACCCAGAACGCCAGGAACGACGGCGAGAAAACCGAATTTGTTCGTGGAACCGTCTATGAATTCTGCCAAGAGGACAAAGCCCAGAGCGATAGCTAACAATACAGTGATCATGATTTACTCCTTTCTTTCACGGCTGGCCTCGTGGGTGAAGCCGTCCGGATACCGATTTTTCAGTTTCTGCAAATTGAGCTTAGCGATGGTGTCCACGCTGATCCCGAGTTCATTGCAGAGCTCGGTGAGATACCAGAGGACGTCGCCCGCCTCCAGCAAAAGTGCCTCGATGTCGAGTTCGTGGCCATGGAACATAGCCTTTTTGACGATTTCCTGGCATTCTCCGGCCTCTCCGTTAAGCCCCATAACGGCCTCCAGAAGCCGCTTAGAGCACACTTTAACCGGAGCGCCTTCCGAACTCATACCATAGATCTCCTCTTCACCAGCAAGTGTTGAGAAGGCCGGAAGCGGGCCTAAATAGGCCATCGCTTTATGCCGGTATTCCATCATGTCCATAGCTTTACTCCTTTCGATTCCACGTTGGTGGATTTGACTGTTTCTTGGTTGTCTTGCGTTCCGGGAATGCCACAATATAGCCCTCTGCAATGGCTTCCTTCATTCGTGCTTCCGCCCAATTGCGAGCTTCTGCATAGTTTTGGAATACCGGAATCATGCTAAACTGATTCCATTTGTCGATCATCCGATATTGATGAGCACTTGAATCCCAGGCAAATCGACACTCCTCATCCATTCCAGCAACAAATATCTTACACTCGTGAGTAAAGTCCGCCTCAATACGAGTAATCAGTTTGGAGTGGACGTAAATGAGTTTCCGTTTCTCAGAAGGAGGATATAGCATAACCTCGTTGACGAGGAATATACGACTCATAATGTCCATTGCTTGTTCTCCTCGTCGAAGATCTTTCGAACCATCTCGTCGGTAAGGTTCTGCGCTTTTAGATGGAATACCGCAGTATTCAGTTCCTCGATAGCCGGTGATGGCTCATAGCGCTTACAATGAAGCGGCCGCATCTGAATTCCGAGTTCTGGGATATTGTACCGAACCGTTTCCTCGATACAATGCCGGTACATCTCTTTCGTCATCCCACGGAATTGACATTCGAATCGACAAACATCCTGATGAGCGCAGGTGTCACAGTCACAAACGGCCCGATCGATGGCTTCTTTGATGGAGAGATCAGCTTCTTTCACTGCTTTTTCCACCTTTTCCAGCCGGAATCCCGAAGAACGAGTTTTCTTCATTTCCGGAATTTCCTGATTCCAGCACTTCGCACAGACTTCATTGCTAGGTATACTCCCGTTTTTAACACAATTAGCCAAGCAAGCTTCCGAAGCAATGGTTCTATCTACCTCGATAAGCTTATTATAGCAATTGGGACAGCCCCAAATTCCACCGAAGGCATCATCGTTCGCAACATTCTTGCCATAAGTTTGAATTACAAATTCTCGACGAGTCATTTCGATTCTCCTTTCGTCAGCAGAATATACTGATTTTCATATTCGCGGTCGGTGACGATCCCGCGTTTTGCTTTGTTCATGGATTCCTCATCCCAGTAAATCGTGAAATCGATTTCGGGATACTCCTTTTCAAGGGCCCAATCTTTCGGAATCTTGCGAATGGACTTCTTTTCCGGATCGTAGAAGAAAATATACTCCAAATTCAAAGTCTCATCTTTTGCGACTACTCGGATTTCAGCATTGGCCCGCATTAATGCGACAATAACGAAATTCCCAACCACAAGGAGATCGGTATTTGGAGAAAAATTCACCCGAACAAATGTCCAAAACTGTCCGCCAACGACCGGCATGGGGACTTCATCGTTCGGCTGCTGGGGAATCGGTGCATTCCAGCATTCCGTACAGGTGAGACCGTTGTCCTTACAACTTGGTTGCCCAATCCGTAATGCATTACATGAAGGATCGAGTGCAACAAGATCTTCGTATGATCCGGGACAACCACGAATTCCTTCGGGGATAGTGTCGTTCACAAAATTCTTCCCGTAGTTTCGGAGTACAAATTCACGACGAGTCATCGTTGTTCTCCTTTCTTCCTTAATATTCAGCTTCATATTCCAGCATAATTCACACACAAATGGAGTCACTTCACGGCATCCTTCGCATGGCTCATTGGTAAGCACACTTGGGTCAATTCTTACGAGCTCATTATAACTCCTAGGGCAACTAATCACGCCACCATCAGAGCGATCATCAATATATGCCGGAAGATTCTTTTCCATCCACTCTTTCCTTGTCACAGAAATTCCTCCTGCTCAACATCACCGCCAGCAACCGTGACCGATCGCATGACCTTCCCGGTCTCCTCATCGTAGTAAAGAGAATCGAGAATATAATTGATCTGGGATTGCACGTCCGGATCAGTCATCCTCAGCACTTCATAGCCCTCCAGGCCAACGGTCTTCCGAAGCTTCCCCAGAACTCCAGCAGTCCACTGTCTGAATTTACGAGCCTCCAGTTTTCGAGAAGCGAAGAGCGCTTCGTAGATACCGGATTCGTTGATGACGAGCATACGTCTGGTAAGGTTTTGCCCAGGACGACGCCCGATATCTTGGCCGATCATTTGACGAGTAATCGTCTTTACACGATCCAGCTCATATCTATCCCCATTTGAACTGGGGTCAGATGTTATGGCAATTCGCTCCATGCACTCGGGAGGAATACGAGTAGCGACAGCATCCGTACGAAGACTCAATGCATCGCAAATATCCTTGAGAACCGCATACCAGTCCCCATCGAGATTTACGAAACGGATATCACACCCGTTCCAGTTTTCAATTCTAGTTTCCATAGTTACTCCTTTCAAATATCTGTTATGGGTTTAACCCATCTTAGATCCTCTTGGAATATAAACAGGCGGCTTATCAGACCGGCCAGTGATACCCTCCAAAATATCCTCGGCCATACTTAGACATATCGCACACTCATATTTCAAATGAGCATCTAGATAAATCCCAGCGAGATTGTTCCAAAATAGAGCATCGTCTAATGCTCGACTGATGGCATCATTACACCATTGCTGTGCTCGAAGGTTTTTGACGTATTTGAGATTGCTGGCCGCCTCATGATCGAGCTTCTTATCCTCCTCATGATAGTAAAGGCAGCAACCAACGATCGTTAAGAGACCAACACCGAGAATAATCCCGAGCATGATTAATAGAACGTCCACCTTATGCCTCCTTATCTTCAATCCAATAAGGGCAATGCGTAAGATTGCCGTCTCCTATTTGTTTACAACCAGGGCCGATACAGGCCATTGGACGAATCCCATTATACATGCATTTGTTCTCATATTCCGGAAATAGATCTAGTCCAAATCCGAGGAACTGAGCGATATCTGGGGTTACCTTATCCGGCCCACCCTTCGGAACATAGTGACGAATAGACTCGGGAATATCCTCGAGTTTCTCATATGTTTCATGTGTGCTCGGCGTAACACCAGCATTTCGCACGCAATATAACGCTTTCTTACCATTGGTAAGATAATCAATACGAATAGACATTAATTTTCCTCCTTAACGCTCTCCAGCAGTTCTTCCTTGGTCATGGTGATCAGATCAGAATACGGGAGTGTCTTGACCCAGTTGCAGAAGTCCGCCCGCCATTCATCCTGCTTATGAGCCTTGCGGGCATGATACATGTTCCGTAGAACAGCATAGTTGAAATCTATCGTAGCCTTTTGCAGATAGCTCGAGGGGAGAAGCTGAATGAGCTGCCACCAGGCGTCTTTATCATTGAGAGGGTATACGATATCGGTTCCATCGTAATTATCAACATGACCACCATGCATGTAAATATTTCGCCAATAGTTAAGCTCATCGATTGTACACCGTAGCATGGCTAATGCATGTTTTTTAAGATGTTCATGAGCAAACATGTCGAGCGTAAACTCATGCTCGGTGATCTTATGCATCGTGCTGCGGGAGTTCCGGACAGTTCCGACCTTGTACGTATCGGCTTCTTTCCACCAATAGAGAGGTGCCTCCCAGTCACACTGGACGTGGATCATACGCATGAATTTACTGTGATCGGAACCAGCAGCAACGAGCTTCTTCATGAGTGCGAAGTCATTGGGACCGATATCGATAATCGGCATGCCTGTTGCATAAAAGAACTCGCCATGCCATCCACTATCGCTCTTTTCCCAACTCTCACGTGGATTCCGCATCCCGCGGATCGCAGCCATCCAGCCGAATACTTCTGTGTTTGTTACTTTAAGCATTGTGAACCACCTTTTCTAGGCGAACTGTGTCGCCGTCAATTGTTACGTAGTAATGCTTGTCGACAGGATTGTAGTTGATAGACCAGTCCACGTCGCACTGGACGAAAAGCGCTTCCAGTTTTGTGATAAAATCGATCATTTTCCTAGGTCTTCCTTTCTTGTTTGGTTTTGAGTTTTCCCGTATACCATTCGGGAGAGTTGTAGAATTCAGCGAATTCACACCGGATACGGTCTATCTTTTGAGCGACATTTTGATGAGAGCATCCGAGTTTCTCCGCAATCTGTGATTGATTAAACCCATCAACCATCAGCTTAAATACCGCTAGTTGGGCTTCCGTGAGAGTCGATTCGAACTTCTCTAGATCGTAAACCCAATGCTCTGGATTCCAACGCTCATCCGATATCGTACCGAGAATATCCAAGGACCCATCTGCAAACTCTGGAATAGGCGAATCCAATGAACAGGTCTCACCGGTACGGCATTGACTATAACGACTTTGGAGTTCATTTCGTAGTCGGCATTGAATATTCCTCGCTGCGAATGTACTGAACTTGACAGAACCAGGTTCATAATTGTTGGCGGCAAATATCAAGCCAATGCAACCGATCTGGAAGAAGTCCTCTCGCTCGGGCGAATTGATTGTACTGGGATAATAACGGGCCATGACATACCAGACGAGTTGTAGATTGTCCTCGATGAGTTTGTCTCGTTCGGGCCCCGTCATTTAAGATTCCTCCCATTTCATCATGTCCTTCTCCTTTACTTTAGACTCTGAATGGCCTGAACGACATAATCCACGGCACTCTTTAAAGCGTCAACCGTCCAGGTGGCGTTTTCATAGGTGGCTTGCTTGGCGACCATCATTTCGATGAGTGTTTCCTTAGACGGAACAAACACCAAGAACAAGCCAGAAGCAACACATATTCCGATTGCTACTTTCAGCGCCTTTGTGAAGAATCGAACAACTTTTCTTTCATCATCACATATACTGGGATAGTCTTGAATCAATTTTACATTCACCGGAATGATGATCAGCGCCACTCCAATGATAACGATAGACACGATGAATGCCGTGAGCATAAAGCCGCGCATAGAGTGCACTACGCCTAGCCAATAGAACCAGCTCGGATTAATGATATAGTTCATGTCCTTCTCCTTTACTTTAATTTGATGAATTCAAATTGGTCATAAACGTTTGGATAGAAGATACCGACCCAGAAATCATCCTGCGCCTTACAGATGATCGACGATATAGCGAAGAATATCATTTGTTTCACTGAGTCGCTCAATGGAATCCTCGATAGCGTCCTTTGCGCAACCGACCGTTTTCTCACAAGAATTGCCCTCAGTCGGAATCAGACCAAAGAGATTATCTCGAATCTGATAGCTGAGGCCTCGGTTTTCTTTCGCGAGATCATTTAGACGAGCGAGAAGATCATGAATACCAGGTTCCTGGATCGGCATGTTGCACTTAACATTTACCGCATTTACTGCATTTTCCATATTTGTTCTGAACGTAGTATTATCCATCATTTTTCTTTTCTCCTTTACATTTTATCGATTTACTCTTCATTTTCGTCATGGAATTCTCCTTCCATAGCAGTTCGACACTGCTGTCGATTTCGGCATTCCATGAACATATAACGTGATTTGCAAGGCGTTGGGGTATCTAGTCCGCTGTCCACCAGACACATGCGAACAATGGGTGCGAAATTATCGCAATTGCGACACTCTACAAATGGTGTCACACAAGGAACAAATGTTAAGACTGACATGGCAATTTCTTGGTCAGGTACTTCTCAATGGAAGCACAACGTTTGTGATAGCGACAACGGACAATTCCATCCGTCCGAATCGGTTCCGTATTGCAGTCGTGATAGAGTTTGTCGCCAGGCGTGAAGACCGGCTCAAATCCATCACAGTCATTGCAATATTCATGGATATCTAGTTTAATCATGTCTCGAGAACCCCCTCGATTTGTGCAGCAATCTCTTCGGGAGAATGATTTTCGGTATGCAGGATCATATTCGGGCCAACGAGTGCCGGATCAAAGAACACAACATTGTCGTTCATAATCCGTCTTTCGATCTCATCCTGAGAGCGACCCTGCGCAGCCATACGACTTGCTGCAGAAATCCAACCACAATCCAACCAGATCACAACGACTTGCTTCGGCCCCCAGTAATGAGAGCGGAAGAAGGCGACGCCGTCTGGATCAATGATGTAAATATCATTTTCATTGACCTGCTGTGCGGTTGCCCAGTAATGATGCTTATCGAAGTAGGTGTATGCTACAATATCTCTCGAGCGAGAGACTTTCTCGTAGAACATGTTGTTCACGAAGATGTGGCCCTCTTCCTGTTCAAAGCGTTTCGGACGCGTTGTGTAGGAAGGAAGTATGGACCGTCCGTACTGGCGACTGAGAATATCCGCCACCGTAGACTTGCCTGAGCCGGAACGACCGACTAAAAGAATGATTTTATCGTGTTTCATAGTTCTTTTCGAGCTCCTTTGCGTAATTATTAGCAGATTCCTTACTATAATCGAAGGACTTTTTATCACGATGACTTACAAAATAGAGAATATTCTTAATAGGTTCCTTGCATTGTGGGCAATAAGGTGGATCAAACTCTGGACCAAAGGGTGATTCTTTTGCTGTCGTTACATGAAGCTCCTCGAATGTATATCCACAGTTCCCACAATGTGGACGGAAGATTACAGTCATGTCCTATTCCTCCTTTTTCATTGTGATGAACGTCCCATATTCATCGAAATCTGGATCTCCAAGTACTTCTCCTTTAAGAAGTGCCAAAACTTCTTCCTTGGTTAGAACGAACTCGTTATCACCAAAGGCGGACATACACTTTCTCTTGTCCGTGTCATTTTTGATGATTAGCATCGGAATTCTCCTTTCATTTTTCGAGCTCCTTTACATAATGATCAGTGAATGACTTTGAATAGTTGAAGATGAGCCCACCATCGTACTCTGAGAAATATACAATCGCCTCGATTGGTTCATGACATTTCGGGCAATGCGACGGTTCAAACATTGTTTCACGAGAAGATGCCGATTTCTTAAGCTCATGCCCGTTTAGCCTACTGGCGACGGTTACGCCCTGTAGTTCTTGAAATTCATAACCACAGTTATTACAGTGTGGACGAAACACAACTTTCATACCAGATTACACCATCCAAACATTTTTTCAAAAAACCTCCTTTAAAATATCCAACCGCAATCCAACCAGAAAAGGAATAGACCTTGTTTGGTCTATCCCCTTCGGTTGTAACTGGGTTACTTGAACTTCAGAATTTTGTTGAACACGTTCTTAACCGTGGTCGTCTTGAAGACGCCATCCATTTCGAACTTCATGCCCTTTACGAATGCCCAGATGCTCGTTCCGGTTCCGAGCAACAAACCGCCGATCTCAATACCAGACTTGACTCGATCCTGCTTCTTCTGATATGCGAACTTCTCCTGCTCGAATTCGAATCGGCGTTCATTCCGAACGACCTCTTCGTCTTCTGCAAGAGCCTTTCTCTTATCAGAGTCCGCTTCCTGAGCAAGCTTGTACAGAGTATCAAGCTCCCTTGTCGCCTTCCCCATCTCTTCACTTCCGGGATCCAAGGTCTTCATTTTCTTCAGATGTGCCTCAATCTGATCCTCCAGCAAATTACGTTTATCCTCCATAATTTCTCTCCTTTCAAATATTAGAGTTACCTCCATTAAGGAGTTTGTTTATTTTGCGTGTCCTCTTTGGAAGGGTCGATTTGATTAATGCAGAAGAGAGCGAATTTGGACTTGCAAATATCCTTTGGCTGCTTGTCCAGTCCGAGTGACATATAGACTTGCCCATCCTCAGGGTCCATCGTCACATTCAGGAATCCAGAATAGAATTTCTGGAATAGACCGCGTGCAACCACCTTAGAGCAGACAGTAAATCCAATTGCCATGCCCAGAATGGCGACGACAATGTTGACAATAACCTGATTCATCCAACCCAACCTCCTGCCCAAACGATCGTGAGCGCAAACGCAATGATACAGCCGAATGCCGTGACTGTCAGAAGAATGATTGGCTTATCGTTGATATCCGACTGAGAAATCCATATGAGACTCAATACCGATGCCAATGCCGACAACGCGATTAGAATCTGAATGAAGTTATAGAGCATTTTTTGTTCTCCTTTCAAAGAACTGACCTTCGTTAAAAGTCTTCTTTTTCGCTAGAGCTTGGGAAATTGCTAAATCAATTCCAGCTCTGGATTTAAGGTGATAATAATAGAGGTCCCGGAAAGGTGTGTTGAGTCGGTCAATCCGACCCCTGGCTTGTTCGAGTACCTTATAAGAGTAGGTTTGAGAGTAGAATACAATTGTGTCCGTCTTGATACAATTCCAACCTTCGCATCCAGCAGTATATTGTACCAAGTAGACCCAGGAGCTACTTTCTGGTATGGGCTGGTGCTTATGCCCGTTCCATTCAGCGGTATCACAAGACTCCACATTTTCAAATAGTCCTTTCAGAATATCAAGCTCGTAATCGAAGCTGTAAAAGATAATCATTCGCGGATGATCCTCAAAGAGCTCCAATACTGCAATTTGACGGGATATGTCAGAGTTTACAAGCTTCCGCACTGCAAAACAGACTTCCGAAGCAGACTTCATGGGCTCATTTTTCTCGTAATTCCAACGGTTTTTCCAAATATCATGGTACGCGACTGCATCATAGGAGACGTGAATATCCTGGTTATGACGTACGGTTTCGCGTTCAAAATCCATCGGAATGAGCAAATGGTTCCGAAGTCGGATGAGTCGACCCTCGTTCACATATCGATCGATCTGCGGAAAGTCAACGTGGTGATTATAGACGACATGATTATTCCGAAATTCCGTAATGTTTCGGAAATATCCGTTGGCAATAAACACCTGAGCGTAGTCGGTCCATTGATCTCCGCTAGTGGCAGTAAGCAATATCCACTCATTCCGTTTCACAATCTTTTGAAACGACTTTGTCCAAGCTCCGGTTCCGACCAATCGTTGTTCATCGAATATAAAAAATGCGTCGCTCACGGTTTCATACTTATGTATGTTATTCCATGAATCGATGACGATCTTATTCTTATATCGACTAACTTCTGGATCGGTGGACATTAAGAAATATGGAAACTCTGCCTCCCATTCACATGTATCTCGCTTTTTGGCAGTTGTGATAATGTAAAGATCTTTCGGATTTTTCATCCCGGGATCTTTTTCCTTTTCCAATTGTCCACCATTACGAATATAATAGTAAGCAATGGATGTTCGGGATTTGCCACTACCAACACCGCCATTGAGAATGCATCCGTTGAACATCTTTCCGATTGCCTCGAGCTGATAATCGGTTAGATTTCCTCGAATCATTTTTCAACAATTATCATTCGAAGATTTTCGGGGAGTTCGTAGCTGATATAACCGGCATTATCGCAACACACAAGATACTTACTGCCTAGATATGAAGCAACTCCGAATTCAGAAAGGATGAGTCGAGGGTCTTTCTCCTTCATGCGACAGGAAATGCATGTGGATCGACTAGGCGGAATACACGAAGACTCTGATGCTTTCTCGAGCTGATACGGGCAATTGGCGCAGAATCCATCCTCATTGATCTTAATCGCTCGGATGATCATAGCTTACCCTCCAATTCAGGAATTCGCTTCATAAGGGTGGTGTTGAAACCACCTTTCTTCAGAATCCGACGTCCGTAATCGCGTTCAAATAGTTCCGCAATGCGATCGAATTTCTGGCACTGCTGCTTGCAAATGCCAATAACCGTCGAATCAGCGTGCGACTTCGAATTCCCAATCAGCTGGATCGTCTCGTTATAGAGCTCTGCCACCAGTTCCTGAATCTTTTCGACTTTCTTGCCTTTCAGATCAGCAACAATAATGCCCTGATACTTCTCATAATATTCCTTTGCTTTCATACTGCTCGCTCCTTAAAGAATGTGCAGGCATAGCATTCCGGGATTCGACTTCCTTCGACGATAAGTCCCGTTCTCTCGCACTTATAGGTTGTGATGCCGGCTTTGTAGTTTTTGAGCTCGTCGGCATACTCACAGTTGCGGCAACGGTGCGGATAAGACAGATAATCGGTTTCCATTACTTTGCCTCCTCATAATTGACTGGTTTGTGACTGTCTGTGTTCCAGGGCTGGTTCAGACAATCGTTGCAGGGATCTTTTGATTCCTTTCTCGGAGCATACTTGCAACTACAGCAAAAGTAATTGTAGTAAACCTCCTTCTTGTTCTCAGCCATATGCGCTTCCTCCTTTTTAAAAATATGGATGGTGCTCCCTCGGGGATTCGAACCCGGGACCGTTCGGTTATGAGCCGACTGCTCTAACCAGCTGAGCTAAGGGAGCATAAAAGGAGAGACCCAGAATATCCAGATCTCTCCTCCATGAGATTACATATACAACAATACGTAAACCCACATTCCAGCCAGAATCGTACAGATCAGTCCTGTTATCAGGAATTCTGCCACTCTGTCTAAAAACTCAGTTAACCATTTCATATATTCACCTCCATTATAGGAGTTGTAAAAATCGCGAAGAACGAAGAGACCTAGTTCGGTCTCAACGTCCTGTTGCGAGCATAATTGCATCCATGTTAAACCAACACACAAGTGCTAGGCCAAGTATACCAAATATGATATAATCGAGCCATTCGTTCTTGAATTTGATCCACCATTTCAACATAATATCAACTCCTTCCATAACAGAGGCTGTTTATTTCGCGGGGTTAGCCCTCGACAACGCTCTGAATACGGAACTTCCAAAGACGGCGAGGCGCCGTGCCGATAGCCTGATGGATCTTACGAGCCGTGGCGCCGATCTTCTCGATCTGGAGCTCATTCCAGCTCTTACGGACATAGGCGCTTTCCTTGACACCCTTATGACGAGCCTCCAGGCGGAGAGCGTTGCGAACGAACTTACGATCAGACATTCTTCTTTTCCTCCTTATTCTTCTTAGCATGCTTGTGCTTCTTCTTGGTGCCGCTCATCGTATCGACGATCTTGCGAACACCAGCCTGGGCTTCCTTATAGCCGACATTGTTGAGTTCCATATAACGGCGAACTGCCGTAGAGAAGGATGCTCTGCGAATCAGAGTTACGCAGTCCGGCTCGGCATCGAGCTTGCGCAAATATCCGCACTCAATGTCCTGATCGACCTGATCGCCGTAGACCTCCTTGGCAAACTTCAGGGCATTGTCGTCGAAGATGTGATTGGTATACTTGTTTTCATAGTAAACCACGTCCGCACCTCCTTACATATCCGGGCCTTCGAGGGCCGCCCACTTGTCCGCGAATGCATCCTGCACGATCTCGATGTACATCGTCTTGAGATAGGCCTTGACTCGACCCGGCTCCCAATTGTAGGGGTTGATCACCAGATCAACGGTCTTGATCTCAGCATAATCGAGAGAGTCGACGCTGCCCTCATCCAGACGAGTCTTACGACGACCAGCGATCATCCAGATGTTCGGAGGAACGTTCTTGTAGCTGACATTCACCTGAATATAATGCATCGGTGCATCGCCCTCATTACGAGGAGGCATCAGACGAACATTCCAACCCTCTTCCAGAAGGACCTGGTAAAGAGGAGTGTTGTCAACCATTGCGTCTTCGGGGATTTCGACGCAGAAGTTTCGGTTGCCGGCCGGATTGTACTTCTTCTCCACGCCAGAGAAATTGCGATAGAAGATGTGTGCATTGGGGATCTCGAGAATTCTTTCGACACGGTTAGCCATGACGAATCTCCTTTCAAAATTTCAAAAGTTGAGAGACCTAGAATATCTAGATCTCTCTTATTTGGTCAATAGACACGAACGCCTGCTTGCTCAAGGTACAGCTTGAAGTCGATGGAATCCTGCTCGGTGTGACCCTCTCGAATCGATTCACGATAATGATCACGCAGACCGTGATGATCATTCACTGCATAAACCATGTTGACACCATAATGGTCAGCAAAGTCTCCTGCCGTGAACAGCAAATCTGTCACGCTCATGCGCTCGCATCCGAGAATCTCGTAACGAGTACACTGATAGGCTTCCTTCTCTGATTTCAATCCATATAGAACAATTGATTTCATTCATATCACCTCCATTACAGGAGTTGTTTATTTCGCGTGAACTACCTTACGGCGAATATCTTGGCATCGTCCTCAGCGGTCTCCCAAGGATGAATACGCTCTGGTGTATAAGGATCGTCCGAAACAAACCATTCGACATCACCATACTGTGCGATCTCATAGCGAGCATTGCTGACAAGATAATCATAGTAGGTTCGATCGATGTCTGCCTCTTTGTGATTCACCTTAACCATCTCGGATTCCATCCATCGATAGCCGTCGGCACCAGTAGCGGAGGCGAATTCCTGTTCGCCAGTCTTCTTCATCTTGTTGGCATCCTCACGAAGAAGGATAGCACCACCAGCACCATCCTTAATCGGTGTGAATTGACCAACACGACCAACAAACTGGTAGTTGTGGCCTTCTGCAATCTTCTCACGAAGCACTTCGTCCGTAAGAGATGCGAATTCGTCCAGTAGACGCTGCTCCGATCTCGTTAACTTCTCCGGATCCTTAAATCGAAGAGATCGAATCAACTCATACTGACTCACATCCGGCAGATTCTCATTGAAGTCCAGATAGAGTGCTGTCTGCACGGACTTTGTCTCGCACATGTCCTCAAATACAATGTCCTCGTGTGTGAAGAGGGTTTTGAAGACGTACGGAACAGCAAACTGAGTACCAGTAGCGGTCCACTGGCCAGGATGCTTCTTATTGTCCTTGCAAATATCTTTCTTGCTCATGACGTAATCCTCGCCATAAAGGTCACAACACTGCTCTACAGTCGCATAGCGAGCAATATAAACAGCATTGTTGACGAGACACATACGCTCATAGGTTGCCTCGTGCTCGAAGTCATAGCCGTACATCTTGCCGTATCGCTGAACGAACTCGATAATGTGCAGATCCGCATCCGGAATCTTAATCGAATCGGTCTTGATGTGAGCAACCGTATAGCCACGCTTCTCTACCTCATGCTCGAGATTGATCATGAACAGAGCACCGCGCTTCGCCACGATGTTGTCCTTATTACGAGGATCGTGGAACGGATTGTCGAAGTTCGCGGCGGTTAGACCATACACAGAGTTGATCGCGATCTTTAGAGCCTGCGTGAGATCATCCTTCGTGAAGTCGGCTGTGCCCGCAACCAACCGATCAATGAAGGGCGCAAGAGCACCGCCGAGAATGACCCGACCAGTGTCCCAATCCTCATGCTTAATCGCCACACGAGCATCTTTCAGATCCTTAAACCTCTGCGTATAGACATCACCAAATATCTTTTCTGCAATTGCCGAACTAGGATGCATGGATGCAATATCAAGCAGTGCGATAAACCCATACATACCAGGCTTTGCAGAGACACGACCACCCTCGCCGACATCATCGACATCACGATAGCTCGATTTCCCGTTTTTGTATTTGTAGCCAGGGAATATCGGTCGACCTTGCTTGTCGAATACCGTGAAGTCATCGAACTCCTTCTCCATCGTAAAGGGTACGTCCGCAAACTCATCATAGACCTGCGAAACATCACCCATATCACGATAATTGAAGGCGTCCTGCGGATGTTTGTTCGTACCAAATATAATTCTGGTAGTGAGCTGGTTGGTCGTATCGTTGACGGTCATCTTGGCAATCTGTGCCAGAATCTTACGTGCGGCAAAGTCGCCTTGCGTGTGATCCCAGACTGCCTCTGTTGCAAGAACATCGTTATCGCAGTATTCCGCAACCTTCGGCCAAAGTTCTTCTGGAACCGGCTTGTCCCAGGGAAGACCAAGCTCCTGATGGTGAATGTCAAGCTCGATTTCCCACTTCTTCAGGCTCTGCTTTTTCGCACAGTAATCGTAGACATCCGTGTAAGAGATATTATACGCTTCTCCAAACATCGCATTCGGAGAGCCGTTGATAATCCTCTGTGAGAGTGTATAGAGCTGCTCATTCGAATATCCAATCATACGAGCATAAAGAATGTGGTTATCGTAACGACGGCAGTTGAATCCAACCAACTTGAACTTGATGAGTTCCTCGATCTCTTTTGGCTTGGGGTTGATCATGCGGACCACTTGTTTGCCAGCACCTTGCACCTTCCAGTTGACCAAGAAGAGATTCGGGAATACCTCCACATCGTAGAATACGATTGGTTGGTCCCCATCTTCTCCCGGCTTAGAGGGTTCTTCAGACTTAAATCGCATCTTATTGACGAGCTTGATGCAATAATTCGCCTGATTGGTACTGTTGGCCGCGAATGCGAGGACGGCATTTCGCATGTCCGTCACATCGTAGTGAAGTCCGCTATTGTAGGCATCTTCCAGGATTTTGTAGATGAAATCAACAGAAGGCTTTGTTGCCGCGTGATACTCCTTGTTGAGGTTTCTACGGATCTTGGTTCTCAGTTCCTTCTCTGATTTCACTCCTTCGAAGTTGATCACTTTACCATCTCCTTTCAACGGCAAGCCCGAACTCAGGCTTGCAATCGGAAGGTTGTTGCACTTTGTCAACTTTCTTCGCAAGCTACTCAGGCCCGAAAATACCTTAATCTCCACATGGTCCTCATAGACCGCACTCAGCTTCTCCGGATCTCCTGTATAAATATAATGGAGGTGAATTCCGGCTCCAGACTTAGAGAGTTCTGCATAAGTCTGAGGCCACTTACTGGCGGCTTCCAAATTCTTTTCGAAGCACTTCTTTCCATCTTGGTCCGGAATATCAAAGTCGATCACAATGTGATAGATTGGCACTCTCACATAATGAAGACGATGTGTATCAACATCTTTCAGTGTTACTCGAACATCTGACCACTTTTTCATGGGTGTCTCGTTGTCGCTCGCATATTGCGCTAAGCAATCTTTGCATTCTATGTCAAAGATAGACGGCTGCTCACGGAATTTCAACCACGATACGTCCGGTTCAGCGTTTTTCTTCTTCTTTTCCGGCTTCTCTGCAGTGGTGATGGAGTCGAATTTCTCGATCTTAAACCCGTAGAAGGTGAACGGTTCTTTCCCTTCTGGAGCAGTTCGATCGTAATACTCTTCGAAATAGTTCTTCATCTCCGACTTGAAGTTACGCTTATTGAGCAGGAATTGCATTTTTGCTTCCTCGCAATAGGTCTTATACATCTCCCAAGCTTGTTTGAGGGATGTAGAAGGCTCTTTCTTGAATATAAAGTACGAATCCGCAACAAAGTTGTAGAAGTCGTTACTTTCATCAAGCATGGAGGTCGGTACATATCCGTCATAATATCCAGGAGACTCCATATAGACATTCAAACAGTGTGTGGCAATAGCACCCAATTCGAATTCAACCTGCTTGACGAGCTGATTGTATTCTCGTGTGGGAACCTTACGACCGGATGGAGACACGTCAATAAGTCGTCTGATTAGACCAGACTTCGCATCGGTAATCTTTACCGGTTTATTGGTTCCCATGAATAGGAATGCTTTGAATTTACTCGAATAGGCAGACTTAAATTTCTCATTCACCGTCATAAGTTCGTGAGAAACGACACTGTTCAGTCGAGTGTTGTCTTCTATTCGAGATAAATCGCCATCGTGCTGAATGGCTACCAACGGATTTGTTTTGAACGATTCCAGAGCAAAGGCTGCATTTGCGCTACCCAATGCCTTCGCATCAAATACCGCATAGTACCCTTCAAACAGTTGCTGTATGATGTTGATGACGGTTGATTTACCGCTACCTGCTGGACCATACAGCACCTCGAATTTCTGGATTGTCTTGGAGTCACCAGATACAATTGCTCCGATTGCCCATTCGAGCTTATGTCGCTCTTCTGGATCATACAGAGTAGACATGAGTTTGTCATAACTCGGACATTCACCATCCTCTAAAGGATATGGGAGTTTCTTTGATGCATAGTCTCGCTTCTTGACATCGGTATTAGCAAATATCAATTTCTCATCGAGCATATGGAACGAATCTCGCATATCCCTTTGACAGAATGTGTGAAACCGGTCGATCATGCGCGTTTCCGAATCCCATAGATGAAGAACCCGGATTCCAGGCGTATTGGGATAGTTGTCCTTGACAAATTGGTCAAGTTCTGAGTCAATTAAGCGGACTGCATCATATTCATCAGTCGACCACAGACGCTTTTCTTCATCCCAAATCGCATAGAACGCGCCGCCTCGAATCATCAAATCGTTTGATTTCGAGACGATGAATTTCGGATATACCTCAATGCCTCCACCTCTAGGACATCTGGTGGCGACCATCAAGAAATCCATGCCTTACTCCTTCTTCGTAGCGTCCTCCAGTTTCTGGATCTTCTTACAGAGATACAGGAATCCGCCGATGCCGGCGAGAATAGCGACGTTCTGACGCTTTGCATACTTTTGAAGCATGCGCAGATTCTGGTTCATCAGGTCGACATTCTGGTTAAAAAGATCGATATGATGATTGTAGTGACGAATGAGTGACGTTTGACAACCGGCCAACTTTTTGAAATCCTTATTGGTCTCGATAATCGCACCGCTGTTCTCGCCTACGGCCTTCCAAATCTTGGCGAATTCTTCGGCCATCTTTTTTTCATCCATGTTGATGTCTCCTTTACAAAATCGTATTCAGGTACCACATCATCTGATACCAGATGTCCACAGCTCGAAGATCGTAAGGACAATCCTCAATTGTGAATAGTCCTCCTCGTCCGTTAGCATCATAAGTGCGATTCAGGAAAATATCAAGAATACGATCAACTTCGCTCTCATTGTATCGGCTATCGCTCATCGAACCAAGCCCAAGAGAGACAATCATATTCCAAAACCATTGACCGGTTCGATTGCCGACCGTATCATCTTCCATAATTCGCTCTTCACATGTTCTGGCGAGGGCTACCATCATTTCCAGAATAGAACACTCTCGAATATCAAGCAAATGCTCTATTGTACGATCCGGATAGTGATTTTCATAACCAAAATCATACCGCAAATCTACGCCATGTCGTGCTCTATACTCATCCATTGGGATGATCCATGTGAATGCTCGAGCATCTAAATGGCGCATGAGTTTCTCATACGATAGATTCCTTGAATACTGCTGATCACCCATCACGAGACCGCACATCCACTGGAAGTAACGCTCGTGCAGTGCATCAGCTCTGGTCATTTACTCGTCAACCTCCAGCTCGTGAATATGACGCTCCGGATAGATCGCATCATAGGAACGCTCATCCAGCGTGATCTCGTAGTCCGTCATCGTATTCTCGTTACGTACGTGACAGACGCCCTCCTGGAAATCACCGAAGTGACCCATGAAGACCTCGCCGATGGCCTCGGAGATGTTGTCGACAGGATCGTCTTCTTCGTCGGCAAGGACCTTATCGCCCTCATACCAAGTCAGACTGACTTCCGAATATCCGTCTTCTCGACCGAATTCCTCCGGAGCGATGAGGTAGATCCCGCCGTAAGCATTCATTTCCTTATCCTTGTAGGGATCCTGCTCGATATCGCCCCGGTCCTGAGGAGGAGCATTGAGCGGAGTGAAGTATTTACCGTAGTTGACACGGTGCTTCTCGTAAGCCTCGGTGATTTCCTCTTCGACAGACTTACGCTGCTCTACGACATGCTCCAAAGGAGAGGATTCCTTTTCCGGATTGCAGTCAGACTGCTCCTCCTTGTCAGCCATCGCATTGATCTTATCGCGATAATACTCGCGCATCTCGTCGATTTCTTCGTCAGCACGAGCTTCCGCCTTACGATAGGCGTAGTAATATCCGCCTGCAGCACCAACGATGGCACCGAGAGCGAACCAAATAACATTTTTCATCGTTTACCTCCTTGTAATTTAGTTCGGCTGAGGAATATAACAGGACGCAAAGAGCCCGACACTAATTCCTCCAAAAATACAAGCCGCAACGAAACGAGAGTTCTTACCCGTTAAAATTTCGCGGGCCGTATCGACAAACTGCTCCATGGTCTCTTTAACCCCTTTCCAGAGTTTCTTCAGTCTTGCCTTCATGAATATCATTCCTTCCTCAAATTGAGAAATAGTGGTCGCCTTCTTTAAAGGCGGGCGTTGCCCAGCTATGGTACCGATTAGTTCGAAATGCGATAACGTCCGAATTCGTCCGATCACATAATTCTTCAATCACCAACCAACGAACGGAGTCCCATTCTGGATAGCAATAGATTGCCCCAGTGGTGACACAGTCAAATTGGTTCTTTGCGGTAATGATCGACAAAATATCATTCCCCGCAAAGCGTTCGCTGTCCACTCGATTTAGTATCGTATCGACGACCAAACGTTGACCATATTCCGATTGATTTCCTGCCTCGGCATACGTGACTCGTGTCAACATCTCGATCTCGTACTCACTGTATTTCTCGAGCCCAACGAATCTTGGCGCTTCCAAATATAAATCAGCCGCTGAGAGAGGGGCTTCGGGCATTGTCACTTCTTCGGTCTGCATCGGAACCGGTTCGGGTATTGGCTCCTCATAGGTCACCAACTCATGCATGGTGGTAGCGCTAGAGCCAACCACGAGCCCCAACGCCAATCCAACCAAACCAGATACGAACCATTCACGCAGACTTTTTCTAATGTATCCCATAACGGGGCCTCCTTATGTTAGATTTCTTCGCCGATCAGAGAATCGATGGGACCCTGAACATTGAAGTCGAGAATCACGCTGCGCTCCATACCGTTGACGAACTCGGAAGCGCCACGACGATTTACGTCATAGATACCGAAGTCAATATAATTGTCAGACTTGGGATTCTTGGCATCGTAGTACCAACCCACATGCTGACCGGCCTTCGTCGGATCGAATCCGAGAGCTTTATAGACTTCGTTCAGAAATACATACCCTCTTGTCTGGAGAACATGATTCCAATAGTTGAGCTGACCATTGATGAAGAAGAGATTCAATTCAGAATCCTTCTCCCAATTGTCATTGAGCTCATCGAAAATGCGAGCATAGACCGAGGGAACACGACCATCGGGAAGAACCGTGACCTCTTTCTTGGTTTTCTTCTTCTTACCGGTTTCGGGATCGACGGTCTCTTCTTCGACCTTCTCTTTCACGAGGCCGTAGCGAAGCTCTTTATCGACCTCATCGCCGTAACGATCGCGGACATTCTGGCGATACTCTTTGAATCCCTTGTCAAGAAGCTGATAGGCAGCCGCCAGAGATGCATTACGCTTGGAGAGGATCTTGTGGCCGTAGAGGATCGACGTGATGCCGAGAGCACCAACACCAACAGCCGGAGCATAGAGCTTGATGACCTTCCACGCGGTCATACGGATAAGGATCTTCTGATCCGCATCTGCCAGTTCACGGGTATAGGTACCACCATCTTCCAGCTTACCGCCGACAGCATCTTCGATATTCTGCTTCATGGTTTCATGGCCGTCCATTACTTCGGTGACCTTAAGGGTTGCCTTGCAGGCCATAACCGTGGACGTAATGCCGAGCGCGATACCGGCGCCCGTAAGAATCTGCGGCGAATTCTTCCGAATAAAGAACTTCGACCGATAAAAAACAGACTTTGCAGTGTTTGCAATCGTCTTAGTAGAGAGTTTCATTGTGCTTTTACCCTTTCTTAAAATTTCTTAGGATCCGGCATGACAACATACCATCCGTCTTTCAGCCAAACCGGGATGAAGAATCGCGTATTGTTCCACCCATGTGAGACTGCATCCAAAGTCGTCCAGTCGCCATCGAGTTTACCGAATATCAGTTGGACATCATGCACGGTGATTCGTCCGTAACGGTCCGCCATACGCTTGAGCGTCTCGATGCGAGATTTCACCAAATATAATGTTGACGGATCGCTATAGAATTCCTTTTTCGTTGTGATCATGATATGGTCACTCCTTTAATCCAACGGTGCAGGCTTCGGCATACGAATATAATAGCCATCACGGCCACTTGCGATGTCTGCCTGCCGTAAATCCGTCCAGCCATAACGATGTGCCGTAAACGGAGGCGTCTGATCGACTACTTCATAGAAGTCCGCGACCGAGACGATCTTATATCGCCTCAGGATGTTGTCGAGCTCATCCAGGACACCTTCTGCATCTCGACGAGTTCGGAACGAGAACTCATCGAAGTCGTAGGCGCTTCTTCTCTGAGGGGGATCATCTCGTCTTGGATCGCGACTATAGGAACCATAGTCCGTACGATAACTGACATAGGTTCCGCCAGGTCTCCGGTCGCCTCGACGAGTTGAACCATAGAATATAATATTGACCGCATCTGTCAGAGAATTGGCAAAGAAGTCCTTCAACATCGGAACGGCCACATCATTCCAGATATGACTGCCAATGCTTCCGCGATCATCAGAGAGGATGTTGTCTCCGATCTTACTTAATGGAGAACGTTTCTTTGTCTTTGCCGGAGCCGATAGAGAGACCTTATTGATCTCCTTTTTCGGACTTTCCGGCGTCTCATTCCGTGCGGCATTCGAATTGTTCGGGTATTCTGCCATTGTTACACTCCTTCTCTCACCATGGTGAGGTATTTTGGGTTTAGCTTGACTTCCCAAACCGGGCAATGGTTGATGACCGAATACCGATAGCAGAGATTCGACAGTGCCTTCTCTTTGCTAACAGCCATCGTCACAGAATCCCATGACGACTTTCGGATATCACCAAACAAGTTCCGGACTGGACCCTTATATCGATATTCGTTCATACAACCTCCAAAAATGAAAAGCGAAGAGACCTTGTTAGGTCTCAACGCTCGTCGAATCACAACTTGCTCGGATTACTCCTCAGCAGAGTCGTTGTCAGTATCCGCCTTGCTCTCCTTCTTGGCCAGCTTCTTAGCCTTGTGAGCAGCGATGCCATCCTTGATCTTGCCACCAAGCGGCTTGAGGGCCTTCTTGTACACCCACTGGGCGCCAAGAGTTCCCGCCACGCCGATTGCGACACCGATCAGGGTGCTGCCACCGTTGGACTCATCATAGGTTTCTTCCGCCGGAACCATTTCGGTCTCGAGCTCCTCATTCTCCATGACAACATTGTTCTCTTCCATTTTAGAATACCTCCATAAAAATTTTGTTGTGGATTTCTCCATAATATATGTTGTAAATTTCGCGTGCCTTAGTTGAGAACTTCCGGCTGTGTTGCATAGTCGAACACAACACAGGGCTCTCCCTTCTCATTGAGCTTCGAACTGAACATCGGTTCAATGAACGACTTGTTGACATCCCATCCAATGTCATTACCGAATGGAATGCGGTCCAAATCGATGGCATCGTAGACATCGTTGAGCGTTATGTACATATCGCCCAACATCTGTCGGGATAGGTTGTTGCAGATCTCACGCAATGTCTCTCGATCTGATACGAAATATCGTCCGGACCAGCGATCGAAATAAAGACTCTTCCCCGAAGGAACATACGGGATCTCCTGATCACTTACGTTAACTCGCTCTGAGGTCTTCTGTGAGACCTTCTCACGAATCTCGTTTGCCTTCTTCTCGTCCAGGGACTCGGTGATGGCAGACTGATAGTCTTTCAGGGTCTCCTGCGAAATGGTATAGGCGGCCGCGAGAGCAGCGTTACGCTTATGCTGCTGGCGATTACCCATCACGATACAGGCGGTACTGAGACCAGTAGACAGCGCAACAGGCCAATAATTCTTCGCATAGATCTTCACACGATCGCGCGTACGAATCGGCTCATTGTACTTGTCTGCATAGTACTCAGCATCCTCGATTTCTGCTTTGGCTCTCGGTGCGATTTTCATCGTCATACCGATGGTTGTAAGGAATCCTCCGATTCCGATGCCAGTCAGGATTTCCGGACTATGCTTGGTCATATAGACCTTGATCGAATTACCGATCGCTTTCATAGGGATTTTCTTCATTTCAGCTCCTCCTTGCACTCTTTCACGATCTTGTCAATATTGCTCATTTCCAGACAAGATGGAATTTCAGTGCCGTACTGAACATAGATACAGACTCTCGATTCGTGAGAATGGATATCAAGAACGATTCTGGAATCAATGTAGTCCGGGTTTCCACGAAGTTGCTCGTGTATTTTCGAGCCGACCAGTTTCTTAAGATCGCTATCCTCGCAATAGATTGTAATGCCGTATTCCATAGTATTTCTCCTTTCAAAAGCGAAGAGAGCTTGTTAGCCCTCTTCATTTTGGCGTTCGGCGAGAACCTCGTCGACAGTTTCGCGGATCTGCTCCTCCATCTGCCGCTGTTCGACGATCCCGGTCACAATGCCGAGAATCGCCGTACAAGCGAGTCCGATGTTAGCAAGCACATTCCATTTCTTTGTCATCTGGTCTTACCTCCTTTCCATAATAGGTCTTGCCAATTTCGCGTATTCATTCGCAACGGAATGAATGAAAAAGAAGATGGCTAGATTAGGTTCACTAGCAATCCTTTCGGATCCGTTTTCCGTCTACACGGGCCCTTCGAGTTACCTCGCATCTCCTTCCATAATAGATCTTGTAAATTTCGCGGATATCAATGAAGCGGAACTGGATAGAACTGAGTCTCAATGGCTGTGACTTTCACCGTACCACCCTCACCATCATCGATCTCATAGGGTTCCTCGTCCATGAAGTCAATCCAGTAATCCTCCAGACACATGGATACGATAGCATCGAACATGCCAACATCCCAACCGCGTTCATCGCCGCCAGGGACTTTATCGATTCCGAGAAATCCGTAGAAATCGTTAATGGTCACGACGCCGGTTTGCTGGAAGAGCTTATTGAGATTGTACTTTGCTTTTTCGACAACGAGCGGATTTGCTGTGAAGTATCGTTCCGAGATAGCGTCCCAATAGAGTTCGTCCTCATTCGGATAGGTCTTATCCCAGTGGGAACGAGCAATATTCTCTCGTGCCATTTTATCGAGTTCAGGATTCGTCGACCGAATTTCGTTACGATACTCCTGATACGATTTTCGAAGAGCGGCATAAGCCGCAGTCATAGCCATAATCTGCTTTTGATCTAAACCATGCCCCAACCAAATGCAAGCAATGGTTCCGGTAGCAGATACGGCAGGCTTCCAGAATACCTTTACCGCTTCTTCTGGTGTCGGATCCATTGGGCACATCGTATAGTCATCATGCGCTTTCCAACCAAAATAGCCCGTCGCGATGACACCCAATGACGCCGCAAGAGACGAGACGGTTGACCCATTACGCTTTAACCATCGCTGTGCCAGACGAATTTCCTTTTTCCAATTGAATTTCATTGTGCTTTACTCCTTTCAAAAATAAAGAGAAGAGGCCTTACTTGGCCTCGTCCTCTTCGGATTCCTCATACCGATATCCGCAGTTCTCTGCGAAGAACTTCATGAAGTGATGATCGCTCGCACATAATACTGTAACTCCTGCAATACCAAGAGCCACACCAGCCAGTAAACCGGTCGTCACGCCAAGAATTGTCTTCATGTCAAATACCTCCAAATATAATTTAGGTTTCCCCATAATATGACTTGTAAAATTTGCGTGAAAGGAAAGAGGCCTTGTTAGGACCTCTTTTTCCTTTTGAACAGTGCATAGAAAATCGCGATACACACGATTAAATCTCCTGCGATGAGCATAAACACTGTTCCGCCAGTCAAGACGATTAACGCCGTGACCACCGCCAATGCAATGATACCACAGAGTAAAATTGTGAATAGGATCATTCATATCACCTCCATAAAGTAGATTGTAAATTTCGCGCGAAGTTAAAAGAGAAGAGAGCTTGTTAGCCCTCATCCTCAAAGAGATCACTCTCATTATTCTTATGCCTCTTGAACTTGAGTTTGACGCTCTCGAACCAGCAGCAAATCGTATCCCAGTAGTACCAGGTCCACAGAATTGCTTCCCCGATCAAAGTAATGATCAGAGCCCACTTTGTCTGTGTGACCATGTCACCACGGGTATACGGCTTAGCCGCCCATTCACGATACTTCTTCATCATAATTCAATACCTCCATAAAATATAATTTTGGAATTATCTCCATTATAGAAGTTGCAAATTTCGCGTACTCTGATCTCTTAGAGACCGGAGAAAGAGAAAAGAGGCTGTTAACCTCTAATCTCTGTGGAAGAAGGAAAGTATCCATAAACCGCTAACGAAAGCGTATCATCACCGATTTCTTCGAACATTAAGATATCATCAAAAGTCAGGTTTCCATAACGATACGTTACATAACCATACGTGCTCGTGTAATCCTTGTAGATGCCGTCTTTGACACTGATGCCAAATCCATGCACATACAGGAGTGCACTCACAGCAATAGCTATAATAACTGCCGCCGTAAGAATACCAGAAATAATGCTACCAATAACACTCATAATAGTCTTCATAATAAATACCTCCATAAATTGTATATAAGTATATTCCTTTCTTCCATAATATGAGCTGTAAATTTCGCGTGCTCCAATTACTTTAAGGAAAGCAAAAAGAAAAGTGCATGTTTCTTTCGCGATCCGCCTCTTCGCTTAGATGGGCGTGATAAAAAGAAAAGAGAGGGGAAACGTCGCGAATGGCGCAACCCCTCTTTTTCTTCGTCCTACTTCATTTGGACAAGACAGTTACGGAGCGAATTAGGCCTCGACCTTCTTCGTACCACCGTACTCCTCGGTCACCAGCTCGGGCAAACCGCACTCGTTGATCAGGATGTCCGCAACCTGCTGCTTAAGCTTGTTGGGGACCTGCTCAAACTCGGTCTTGCCGAGAATGACGCGCTGAGCGAAAAGCATAGCCATCATTTCACGATCTCCTTTCTCTAGAAATAAATATAGGTTTAACGCTAAATTAGCGAGAACCTTACGCATAGACAATTCCAGCCATTTCTGCAATGCAGTCCTCGAGGAAGTCGTTCTGGTCCGAAGCCGCCTTGAGCTGCTGCTTGAGGAGCGTATTGTCAGATTCGAGAGTTGTCACTCGTTCATCGATCGTCGGAGGGGGAGGCGGTGGAGAATAAGTATCCCCAACTGCGGCTCCATCATAACTCTCTTTAGCACCAATAGACAAGGCAAATTCTTCATCCGCCACGATGATGTTTTGGATGACATTTTCATCGTTTACAATACAGTAATTCATGATTTGAACCTCCACATAAATCCGACAACGCCTTGTTTACCGGCACCGCCGGAGTTTGGAGTATCGGATTGCATCCCGCTAATTTTATATGCCCATGAAAATCCGCCACCGCCTCCAGCGCCATATTTTGTTGCAGGTTCTCCATAATAATTAGCATCGTTCCCATTATCCATGCAGCCTCCTGCTCCTCCTCCCGGAGAGCCGCCTGAAACTCGTTTATAAATATTGCTATCTTCGTTATCGTAGACCGTATCACCATCTTGAATTCTGGCTTTTCCACCACCGCCAGATCCGCCAACACTTGTTGGGGGATAAAGGAATGGGTCATTTTGATCTACTCCAACAGAGGCGGCACGTTTTTTATCTACGCTATATCTCGCACCTACGTAACCGCCAAGACCGCCAGATACTCCATTACCTGTTTCGGTTCCATTTACCGAGCTTTTGCCGCCATTCTTTGCACCGACAACAACTACTATAGAATCATTATTAGAGACTATTTTTTCCCGATTGATAACTCCACCCGCATCGCCACCATTACCGGCATAAGCAACATATCGTGTATCAGAATAGGTAGATCCTGGTGGAGTGACGATCTCTTCCTCATACCGTCCATTTCCTCCATTATATCCGCCACCGATAGCGGACCAATCGTACTCGGCAACGTCGGGAGAGAAGTAGAACGAACCGCTAGTAGTAAGCAGCTTCTGAGTTTCAGACGAGCGTGTTGCCGTCATAACCCCTTGATTCACGATGCCCGATGTCAAAGAAAAAGACTGAGAAATGTTACCTGTTAAATCCAGGAATTTACTCAAATCGGCAGTAACGGCAACCGGATTGGAGGTTGCAAATCCAAATGCTTTACCATTTGCATCTGTGCTCACCGCTCCACCGGTGATGGTCGTGATGCCAGTAATTGCTACATTTGGAATCGGACGACTTCCCGGAGAAAGGAGGGTAATCTGAAGCGCATATTTGCCTTCTGGCATTGCCAGTTTAAGCAAAGCGTCGTCAACATTAGAACCTTCAGTAAGTTGCAGAACCTGAGCAGTCGTTGAATCAATGATGGTGCCCTTTGCTGTTAAACCTTTTTTACATTCATCAATCTGTCTCTGGAGATTGGCGACGACGTTGTCGGAGAGCTGAGCCTTGAGATTCTCAAACCACTCATCGAATTCGCCATTCCACTGGTTAAAGAGGTCGTCGATGGCAGTTGTCGAAATGATGCCAGTAACAAACGGGCAAGCCGAGGTGCCGACGGCGTTCTCAATCGCACTCGCGGCGATCTGGGTCACGCCAGGCGCCACAGTCACCCATGCCAGAGGATGCTGGTGGACTTTCTCGCTATTTGTCAGGGTCGGCTTCACAGGAGAGGATGCCACAGTACCCTGAACAACACGAAGCTTATTGAGACGAACACTGTCAGAGTGATTGGTCTCGAGCACGATCGCATCGATACGGCTGAGCGTTACATCCGAAGCAGCGATGGCCAAGGGATAAGCCGCGTCGTTCACATTCCACGTATGGTCGAACCAGGCCTTGCCAGTACCGACCAGCACCTGCATACCCGTGCCAGCGGAGACTGCCATATGGTCGCCAATCGTGGTGAATACACCGTCAGCGATGATGCCATCGAAGATAGCAGACATCTGTTCGGCGTTGTATTTTCGATCACCATTTTCGGAGTTAAAGAATCCGCATGTGAATGCCATTTTGATTCCTCCTATATTAAACTTCGGCGGTGAAGGTAGGAGTCATACTCTCACCAGATGTATCTTCCGAGAATACAATCTCAGAAACACGGGCCTTACCAGATTGTCCGTATTCATTCTGAACCTGGACAAGATCTCCAATGGTAAAGTCTCGTTTGTAAATGAACTGAATTCGAGCTTCTACTTCGCCTTCAAAAGACTGAGTGATGCTCGTCTTTGCCAGTTCCTCTCGCCCCTTCTGCTGCATTTCGGCGATCATATTAGCCGTTGCCTGCTGTTGCCGTTCTGCAATCGCCGCAGCCTTCTCTTCTTCCGTGAGCTCCTCGTTATGCTCAATGTCGTAGGTATCGACATCATCACTTGCACCAGAATCATCCGTAAACACTTCACGGCGATTCAACCCGGTGCCATAGTTCTCGCCAGTCACCTCAGTCGTTTTACGAGCAGAACCCTCACCGGAACCACCGATAAGAGTAGCATTCTTCAGGGCCTTCTTCGACTCAATGTAGTTGCTGGATAAGAAGTTGTCGAAACTCGGAGAAAAGATAACATAAGGGTTCTTTGTCTGACCATATGCACGGTCCTCACCAGCATACAGCTCAAATATCATTTGTTTCGTGGAGAAATCCGGTAAAATACGGAATCCAATCTTCTTCTCTTCACAAATCCCATAAATGGCCTCGTAGAGGTTGTCACCGAAATACTGCGTATCGACCGTAAGGGTCGTGATATGCGTATCGGTGGTCTCACGGAATACCAGATTCGGAATTTTCCGGTCCGAATTGCTCGGAGAGATCGCATTTTGATTTAAGAGATTCCGAATCGACTTCTGGAGATTGCCATAACACTGACGATAACCCCAAATGATGCGACGCTCGAGAATGGATTCCAGGGAACGGCCTGTGACCGTTAGAAAATTACCATTCTCCACGTCCACTTTGGTCTCAATGGTCTCGATGACCATCAGTCGATCGGATTTCTCCCGACACCAAAGATAGTAGTCCTGCTTGAACTCCTTCCCAATTGGCATGTCTGCCGGTACATAGACCTCGAAGTCGCCATAGCCAAGGAATCGATCCGTCCAAATGAACGACTGGAAGGCATCCAAGATAGCAACAACTTCCCAATTCTTATCGAGAATCAATGCCTCCATCTTAGATACCTCCGTATGCGTTCTTGTAGGAGAAGGTAATCAGCAGATTCGCTTCCTTCTCTTGGGTAACGAAGTTAAACATATTCACGCCGTTCGAGACTTGGAACCAATCTGCATCCATGTCAACGGCGGAAATAATATTCGTCTCCTTACCCTCGCGCAGAAGTCGAGCATACTTATTGCCCTTCATGGTCGAGATGATAATATCATCTCCAGCATCGAATACCGCACCCGTCAAAGCTTTGATTTGGGCATCAAATATCTTAAAGTGCTCTCTGGTATCGACGTTGTAAAGAGTAATATCACCCGATTTGGTCAGCGCATGGATTGTGATGACAACACCCGTATCCATATCACCGACATAGTTCAGAACTGCTCTCGGATCATCCACCAATCTACCCATTTCAATAAGATTCTCGGTCAGAGACTCATTGGAGAACGGGAATTCGAATAGTGGCTCGACATTGGTGTAGACCTTCTCACTACCGCCAACCTCATAGAAATAAGGATCTGGGCAGATGATGCTAATTTGTGTCGATTCCTCAGAGGAGAATATATTCGGCTCGTTGGATTCCACATAACCACTGATCTCTGCCAGGCGATTGTCCGTCTCAATTTCAAGCGTGATTTGCTTTTTGATCGGGAAGAACTTATAGGTCTTTTGTCTTGAGTCTTCGATTGTTGGTGCGAACAGCATACCGAGTGTGATGACGATATTGCGATTCTCACAACGAGAAGAAGCATAAAGACTTCCATCAATAGTTGCCAGTTCTGATGTGCTAATATTCGCCTTGGGAGGACCGAGCCCCTCGATGTCCTTGATATAAAGACCCGAGGGGTCCGGGTTCGTGAGCTCCAGACGAAGTGTTTCACCTTTCGGATTGGTTACCGTTAAGGCCTTAATCATAAGCCCACTCCTTCCTTATTGGTAGCTATTTTTCACATTTGAGAAGAGGTTCTTGCCATCGCGATAGATCTCAGCGCGGCTCAGAGCCTTCGGACTGGTGTTGTTCTGTGTGTAATTGTAGGTATTATTCACCGTACTCGATCCGGTAATGCCGTTCACAGCATCCTTGAATCCGCCGGCTACCTGACCAGCAAGAACAACTGTGCGTCCGATCGGAGTAGAACCGATTAGGGAATTCAATGCACTCACGCCGGATTTCACTTTACTATCGTCAATAACGGGGGTGATGACTGGAGCAGTCTCAATACCATCTGTAATATCACGGTTAAGAGTCTGGATTCCGATGGAGAGGTTATCGGTATAGCCATTAACCATCCCGCCAGAGACCATATTGATGATATCACCGAGAACACTATTAAGAGCAGCCTGGACATTGCCGCCATTGGCAACGATACCGTCAGCGATTCGCTCGGAGATGACCTCGCCACAAGCGACCCACTTCTCTTCCTTGGATTCCGCCATTGCAAGACCACCATTGATCGCCTGACCAGTAGAAGTCGAGACAGCATCGGTCTTCTCGACAATACCCTGTGCAAATGTAGTAGACATCGTCTGACCGTATTTGAGGAATGTCGGGGTGAGACTACCGAGGACATCATCTGCACTATTGGTGTAGGACTGTCTAGCAGCCTCAAGAGCAGCGTCTGCCGCCTTCGTCGCCTCACTTGCCGTGGTCGTCAGGAGATTGTAAGGATCGTAACCGGTATCTTTTGCGGCAACACGGTTGATCTGCTCCAAAGCAAACCCCTGTTCGAGGAGCATGTCTTTGTATTCGACCATCCAGTTGGCATAAGCAACCATACGATCCTTCTCGCTTGTCGTGACCTGCTCTTGGTTGGATTTGACTTCCTGAGCCTTCTCGGCGAGAGTTATTTGGGCATTGAGGAGCTTATTATAGGCATCCAGAGCATTCTTCGACTCGCTACCATATGCCTTAACGGTTGAAGCATACTCTTCCTCGGCCTTGCCAAGCTGCTGGGTTAAATTGTTAAGCTCCTTAACCTTAAGGGCTTCATCCACAGCAGTCTTATCAGCATCGGTAGCGGTACCACCGAAGAGAGTTGTCCAGACCTTCTGCTCGAGACCATAGCTCGTGAGTCGAGTGCCGAGTTTGTTGAGTTCGGACTGGAGACCCTCGATGTAAGACGCACCAGCAGACTTACCAGCCCTTCCTGCTTTTGCAGTGGTCTCTTCAGAAGCTTCATCAATCGCAGTTCCGGTTTGATGGAATGCATCGTAAGTTTCCTTCACGATATCATCGTACCCATCGCCGACAATCTCTTTGAGTTCGCCCATAGATGCACGATTGGCCGCGTTCAGGACAAACAGACGTTTGTTCTCGGCACTTGCAATCGAGACGTTGAATTTGTTGTAGACCTCCTGGAGTTCCTCGTAAGTGATCTGACCGCTCTTCAGCATCTCATTCGCAAGGTTTCGAGCCGCAACGAGAACAGTCTTCTTACTGCCATCGAGACCATAACGGACACCCATATCGTAATACTTACCGATCAACTCACCCTGTCCAGAAGGAGAGTGAATATCAAGCTCATCACGAACGGTACGGTCAATGGCTTTTGCAACATCACGAGCAGCACCGGTAAGAGAATTGACGGTGGGTACATCCATAAGGCCCTTACGAATACCCTTAAGGTAGTTCATACCGATGTCTTTGTACTCAGCTGTACGATTTGAGAACTGAGTGAAGATGTTGTTGGCAATGTTGGTTGCCACGGCATAAATACCGGACTCAATGTCCCTCATTCTCTGCTGAACTGTCGTTAAAACATCGGCATTTTGAATGGACTTGACGAGATTGGCAAGTGCTTCATTCGCAGCGTTCATCGCATCGGTGTTGACTTCAGCAACGACACCAGAATATTGAACCAGTGCCTCGCCCATGTCCTTAAGCTGCTTGGCAAAATTACTGAGCGAACCCTTGCTACGACCGGCACCCGTATTCGGGACTTGATTGACGGCTACGGCAAGATTTGCGATGATGTTACTCGTCTTCATGGCGATCTCGTTACTATTGACCGGGGCACCAGCCATAATAGTCAAGAAATCGATCATGTTCGGAGCCGCCAAAGAAAGCTCTGCCGCAAACAAAGAGATTAGATTCTCACCGGTGAAGAACGCCTTGAACGCAGAATATTTCGGCGTGACGGCGACGGCAGTTGCCATTGTTGTGACAATGTCAGATACCATGTCGACTAGCGTCTTACTATCCGCGGGGAGACCCTCACTCTTAGTCAAGAAGCCCTTGATGTGCGGTGCGGCCAAATCCAGTTCAGCGGCGAATGCGGCAATGAAAGAATTGCCAAAGACAGCACCTTTGAGGCCGCCAAATGTCGGAATCTTAGATGCCGCCTCTGCCATACCACCAATTGCATAGATTGCATTCTCGATGGACGACTGATCAATCACGCCAACCTCGGTGTAGAACGTCTTGAGATATGGAGCAGAATCGGCCAATTGCTTCGAGAAGTCAAGCAGGTCACTTCTGCCAATAATCGATGCAAGACCATCCAAGAATTTCGTTCCAGTAAATATCAACATGGCTTCGCCAAGAGATACCATGTTACTGAATACGCTTTCCTTCAGACCATTAATTCCCTGGAAGAAAACCGACGCATTCGACCAGAATTCCTTAAGGTCCTTGCCGAACTTCGTAAGGAACGAATCTCTCTCACCGACTACATCGGAAATACCTTTCTTAATACCCCCGATAAAGGATCCAAGAGCAGTACCGATATATTCCATGAATTTGACGTTGCCGTCCATGATCTTCTTGACGACTTCATTCTCGCCAAAGAAGGCCTGGAATGCACCAAACAGAGCGCTCAATGCCGTAACAACCGCCACAACCATACCAATACCCTTAAGTGCGCCGAGACCCATCTCGCCAAGGGGTGCTGCAACTCGCATCGCTACACTCATGGCGGTAATGATGGTGCCAAGGGCCAAAGCAGCAGTCAGCATTTTGTCCGTATTACCGAGATTCTCGAGAACGGCCAATGCCCCACCAAGAATCAGAGTAGCAGCGGCCGCAAATCCGGCTCCGATGATAGCATTCTTACCCCATGCCTTGGCAACGCTCAGCATCTTAAGAACAGCAACAAGAGCCGTTGCAGATGCGAGAATATCAAGGATGACCTCTTCGCGACTTGCATCGCCAAACCAGACAGCGAACAAGCTCTTCAGAGCATCTCGGATTTGAGGGGCATACGTGCTTAGTCCGTTAATGAGAACGACGATCAGATCACCAAGACTTGCAATCAACGAGGGCGCATACTCGCGAAGTTGCTTCATGGCCTCATCGAACATAACGATAAGACCCTCCATAACAGCCGGAGCGCCTCTCTTGAGAACGTGTCCGATGGTGATAAGAATATCAGTCAAGCCTTCCTCGATAACGGGAAGCATGACCTTGACTGCCTGGAAGAATGCAGCAATAGCAGCCACAATAGCCGCTACACCAGCCGCACCAATCGCAGACAAGGTACCTAGAAGGACGGACAAAGCGGCAACGGCAGCACCTACGCCAAGCGCAGCAAGACCGAATGCCAGCATTGACTTCTCCAGACCAGCGAACGTCTTAGCCAGAATGCCTAATCCGAATGCCGAACCAAGCATAATGGTGATTGCTCCAGCAAGAGTTAAAAGACCTGCTCCAATGGCTGGGAGTTTAAGGGTAGAGAAAGCCTTGATCGGAATAACCAGCATATTGAGTGCGAGTGCAAATGCCAGTATTCCACTTGCTGTTCCAGCAACATTATTATTGCCCATGATCGACAAACTAGCAGTTATTCCACCCATCAGAAGTCCGATGGATATCAATCCCTGCTGAATCTGTTCGATCGGCAACGCACCAAGAATGCGAAGAGGAACGACCAGTAAGGAGATAGAAATGGACAAAGCAAGGAGGCTCTTAGCTAGTCCAGCAAGAGATCCCTGCGTTATTGCCAACATGCCTTTTCCGGAAATACCAGCAAACCCCTTCATGGCAATGGACATTCCGCTAATCGAAGCGACGACACCAACGAGAAGTTTTGCAGTGGTAATCAGACCTTGCTGAAGGTCCTTAGTATCCATCTCTCCAAGAATCTTAATCGGCAATATCAATGCAGACAGTGCAAGTCCAAATGCAATTAGACTCGATGCTACACTTGAAAGCTGACCTGGGACCGCCTTCATGACAGCGATAGAACCGGTTATAGCACCGATTCCAATGATCAACGATGCGATTCCCATGCCGAATTCGGCCCAGCTAATTCCATCAAATGCCTGGAACGCGCTTGCGAGGATTCGAACCGCTGTGGCTAAGGACAGGAAGACAAGAGCAAGTTTCATAACCTGCTTCTCGCCAACTTTAGTGGAAAGTGCAACGCCGACCTTTTCCAAAGCTACTAGTATGGCGATAATTGCAAAGGTCGCTTTGGCAAACACCCATGTATCCTTTGCTGATTCCGTTAACTTAGCCAATGCACCAGCCAGAATCGAAATAGCAACGGACATACCGATCAGAGCACCGGACAATGTAAGAAGCTCTGCCTTGCCAGCAGTCATCTTCTTACCGCTCATAATACCAAGAATGGCAGTCAGTTCACCGAAGAGTAATGCGACGGCCGCAAGAGACTTACCCATGTTTTCGGGATTTACACGGGAAATCAAGAACAAAGATGCCGCCAAGATACCAATCGAGATAGCAATCGACTTAAGAACTTCAGCATTGACCTTGTTCTGGAATGCCTTTAGCGTATCACCGGCGGTGTTAAGAACTTTGGTGAGTGCCTTAGTAACGCCAGCCCAATTGGTTTTCATTGCGGCAAATGCCTTAGCAATCTTCTTTATCTGCTCATAAAGACCGAACAGAAGCGTTGTACCAATCGCATCCGTTAAGGTGACGCCTTCGAAAATCGATTTGATGCGATCTCCGATAGGCTTCAACGTAGTTGCAATGGATTTCGCGAACGACCCAATCGTCGAAGCAGCGCTGGTTGCCCAGCCCTTCAGCTGAGACACCCACTGGGATGCCTTACCGAATGCATTCTTTCCGGATTCGCCGATGGTGTCAAATACCTTAGCAATCTGCTCACCAATCGGAGGAATCTCGGCAAGAGACGTCGTGACGTTATTAATATCAAGGACATTGATCCCCGTAAAAGCAGAAATGCTCGTAGAAAGCATTCCTCCAAGGAACATGAACGCCCCGCCAACGGCTTCTATCGCACTCTTTAGAGTGGCAAATATACCTTCAATCACTCGCGATTCATCAACCATCTTAACAAGATTCGTTAACAAACCGCCAATGGTCGCAGAAAAGGAAAGAAGATAACTTGTAAGCGGAGCAGCCTGCGTTATAATCTTTCCGACTAACCCCAGAACGAGTTTAATCGGGGTGATTATTAACCTAACAATCGATGCAAGGCCGGATGCGACTTCTTTAACTTTTGCCAGCGTATCTTCGCTCGCAACAAGTTTCTCGCTAAGGTCCCGGAATCGGAATGTTAGGTCTGTTAACTGCTGACCCGTCTTAGCGGGGAATATCTCACTAAATCCCTCTCGAACAGCTTCAATGACACTCAGGAGCGATTTGAAAATGTTCGTTAAGCCTTCCCACAAGGCAGTCTGACCGCCGAGCTCAACCCACTCTTTCAGGATGCTATTTCTTTCCTGCGCCGGAGCGGCAAAGACATCCCACAAATCATTCGCCAGATTTGTCCAGATTTCTTTTGCCTTATCGTAACCACCGAAAATATAATCGAACGTGGTCATCCAGCCAGAACTGACAGCATCCTTAACGGAGTTGATCGCTTCTCCGAATGTCTTTGCTTCCTGAGCAGCTAATGCCGCACGATAGTAAACCTGCTCGAAAGCTCCATCCAGCATGGCATAGGCTTCGCTATAAGTATCAGCCATACCATTTTGAACAAGCTTATAAGCCGCTTCTGTTACTTGAGCAAAGCGACCGAATGCCTGTTCCATAACCTCTCGAGAAGCCCACTTATCGGCAAGCGTGGTCGAGAAGTTACCAATATCAACAAGAGTACCCTTTGCGGTTCTCCCGTTTTTATCCAAAGTACCAAGGGCCTTACCGACATCAATAAATGTCTCTTTCAGCTGCTGAGACGCAACGCCGGAAAGTTCGACACTTCGCCAGTCCATAAGGGTCAAGAATCCCTGACCATAAGACTGGTTTAGATTGTAAATGGAGCGAGAGAACTCGGCAGCACCTTTACCCGCGAAAGAGGTTGCATTCGCAATACCCTCAATCATCGGAATCAGATGATCGATATCACCACCACTGGTGACCATTTGACCAAGAGATTGTGCCATTGTCGTGAAGTCATACGATGTCTCATCCGAGAACATCATAAGCTTCTCTAAATATCCATTGATCTCATCAACAGACTTACCAGTCGCATTAACGAGCGTCTGAACATTCGATGTCTTTTGCTCGTACTTGTTCCAGCCAGCAGTAACCTGATCAATTGAAAGTGATTTAACCAAAGAAACGCCGGTATCGATTGCCGCATTTGTGATTCGCTGAAGGGCCGTAAATGCGACAACACCCATAGCAGAAAATTTGTCTGCTACTTTGTCAACCTGCTGTGCGAGTCCCTTCATACCAGCCAGATCAGCAGCATTATCGAGCTTCTCTAAACTCTTAGCCTGCTGATCAACGTCAAGGGATCGTTTGAATCGCTCCAGAGACTCGGTCGACTGGGCAATGTTCTTCTCAAAATTCGAATTTCGAAATTGAGCTTCGACAATTCTATAGTCAATACTAGTTGCCATCGTCAACTCACTTCCTTCCAGAGCTTAGTAGCCATAGACTCGAACAGAGGTCTTAATGCCGGGTTAATATAATCAATGCCTTGCACGTAAGAGCCATTTCGAGTCGCATGCCCATATTGTATAAGAATAGCAATAGGAACTCCCTCATTCACGTTATTGTTGACCCAATAAAGCGAAACACCTTGGGAGCTCACCTCGATTTCGTAATCCCATCCAGTAGCGGTTTTACCCGTATCCACCGGTGTAGCATCACGAAGAAGCTCAACCCCCTGCTTGCCATATTCGTTCAGCAGTTGGTAGAGACGCCTTTTCCGGTTTTTGTAAAGAAACCCTTCAAAGTTCTTCAAACTGCCGGATTGTTTCATAACGACAAGGGCCATTGCTGTTATCTCCTAGCTAATTTGGCTTCCGCACGTCGACGCGCATTAATAGAACGATACTCGTCAGCCGTCTCTCGACGAGACATCTTTTCGGGTTTTCCATTCTTTGCATTACACACGTCAATTAGTGTCAGGAGCCGGTTCAAATGCCATTTCTCATATTGCGAGGGAATATTAAGCGTTACCATCCAATAATAGATGAGCTCCGATGTGATAATATCACGAGAAGTCGATTTCTTACGATGTCTCACGGTAGTAGCGGTCATCGAGTCATCGATGTACGCCATAACGGTCCTAATATTCTCATTTGTCAAGAATTCATACGCTTCTTTTGGAACATTCTGGGTGATCGTCATGCAGCGAATATAATCGATCGTCTGCTCACGAGTCATCGGTTCCCTACGAAGAAAGGGAATGTGCCATTTGGCTTCCCATTTCGAAATAGAGACTAGAGAATGTTCAAGTTGGAGCGTTACTTCTTTAGTAAAGCTAAACTCTTGTGTGTCATCGTTGAACACCTCTTGTTCAGGTATCGTCAGCCGAAGCATTCCCTAGCCTCCATTTCAACCATTTTGAATTTACTCCACCGGTTTGGGAGCGTCAGGGATCTTCGGAATGATGTTGTTGATGAACTCGGCCGTCTTATCAGGGTTCATCGCGAGCTCCATGAAAAGCTCGGAATATGCGTCGGTCTGAGAGAACTTCTCGCGCATGTCCTCGTTCTTAACGAAGCGACGACCATCGAGAGAACGCTCACCGTAGGAACGAAGGATGATGTCCTTGATGACCGAAACGATGGCCTTACCGTCACGCTCCTTCGTAATTCTCTGAATCATGGCCTGCATCCCGCCGGGATACTCTGCTTCCATTTCCACGAGCTCAGCCTTGGACAGATTGAACTCGAAATTCTCCGTAACCTGATTACCATCGTAATCCGTAAAAGTGATAGGTCTCCTATACATTGTGCTTTCTCCTTTTCAAAAAATAAAAATGATAGGAGGAGCCCCCGCGAAGAGGCCCCTCCGTAAAGATAGATTTAGCCGCCCGTCTTAAGAAGCGCGATAACCTCATCGGGCATCAGCAGCTTCGGAGCAACGCCATCCTCGCCGCCTGTCGTAGTGGGATCCTTACCGAACAGGACATCCTCGAGAGCAGCGAGCTTCTGCTTATCGATCTTGGTGGAGTCGATAACGATAGACGCAGTGGGCTTATAGCCAGTCACATTCACCGGGGTGGTGGAGACCGTCCAGCTCAGAGTGGTAGCCTCGGGGCTGTCATTGACCGTCTGATGGTTGCGTTCAGAGGGAGATGCCTGGCAGCCGTAACAGAGATGCAGCTTATAGCCGTGATCCTGGCCATCGGTATCATTGCCGATCAGGGAACGATACACAAAGCCGAACATCTTACGCTTCTGCTGACCGATTGTCATACCGGCAACCGGACTCGCCAGACCATCGCACTGATCGAATTCCTCAGGGGAATAGTAGGCTTCAATGGTGTAGCCGTACTCTTCCGCAGAAATCATGTTGAGATACTTGATGTTGTCCGCATACAGAGCGGTGGACTCAGCACCGGAAGGAGATTCGTTGACCGCGGTCAGACCGTTCCAAGCAATGCCCTCGCCATAGGTATTGTTGTCACCCATAACGTACAGAACGCCATGGTCCACGCCAGTTTCATACAGGCGCTCACCAACGGCATCCCAGATAAGACGCTTATTAGCCATAGGATGTGATCCTCCTTAGAAATATATGGTAAACAAGTCGTGATTGAGACGATCCTGGGTATAATGTCGAACGAATCGAGTCCTAGGGATCTTCGATACTTTATCGACGATGATACTATCAGGATTCGGATCGATCACGGTGACAGCATAGACATACTCCTGCTTATAAATGCTATTATCCGCATGGCCATTGCTGATCTCATCACGATTATAGACAATAGCAGGATACGTCATCCGCTTATTCTCGGGCCTCTGGTAATAAACCTGATCCGACCCAAGAAGCTTTTGAAGGAGTTTATGAAACTTCCGCCTATTGGTTTCCATTCGAGTCATTATATACTCCTCCTAACACAAGGGTGAGGCGGGGGTAGGCCACTTTAACCATACGCACCCGCCACTTTGTTCCCATGTATGTTGCGTAACGGATCGAGTGGAAGTTCTTTTTGGCATAGGGATCTGCCACGATACTTAAATCGTTCGCGATCACTAAATCGTCATTTAGACCTTCCTGAGCTTGAAGCTTCGCGGTGTTCGACACCCAATCGCCGAAGTGCTGACGTTCAACGATCTTCTCGATCCATACGCCTGGGCTCTCTTCGACCATTGTTGCATAGCCGATTTTCCCACAAAACTTCGCCATTTTGAATTAGCCGCCGGCCTTGACCGCGTAGGACTCGATGGTGATAGCGCTGTAGGGCTTGGTGAGAGCGCCGGAGCAACGGGTCTCCATCAGGTACTTCTGCTGGTTGTAGTCGATATCGAAATCGTCGAACATGGAGACCGCGCCACCCTTGTCGGCACCGACGGTGTAGTCGGTCAGGTTGACGATGATGCCCATCAGGCTGTGGATATAAGCCTTGGAATCGGCCTCATGGGTCACCTCACGGGTCAGACCCTCCATGACGGGAACGGTAACGATCTTGCTCACGCGCAGAGCGGTACGGAGCTCTTCCTCGGTCTTGTACAGACGATGGCCGATGCCGTCCTCGAGAAGCAGCATGTTGGTGAGCATCTCTTCCGTGGTGTAGAGAGCGGGATTGCCGCTGCCCTTGTAGTCCTTGCGGGACTTGATGCACTGACGGATGAATTCCTTGGAGAGCTTGTCATCATCGTTGTAAGTGACGGAGTCGATACCGACCTTGATGGTGTAGAGATCCGCGTCGGTCCAGATCGGACGGATGTTGTCTTCCTTGATCTTGTCATCGGAAGCGGTGGAACGGCCATCGGAGACCAGGATCGCGCGAGCGATTTCCTCATTGAGCATCATGCGCATCTCGCTCTTGAGCCAGGCGACGACGTCGAAGTCAACGATATCGATGATATCATCACGATCGAGCTTCTGCTTCTTGTAGATGGTCTGAGGCGTGGTGGAACGCTTGAGCAGGGTGAAGACTTCTTCCTTCTTCAGCTTGCCCTTCAGGTAACCCTTGGCGCGGGCCTCGTCGGCAGTGATGTCGGCGAACACGGACTTGATGCGGGAGAACGGAACATGATGGACACCAGACATAACGCCGGAGACCCAGGACATGTCACGCTGGATGAACTGAGGCTGACGGGTGACATTGCGATCATCGGGGAACAGATACTCGATGTTGGTGATTCCGTACTCGTCGGCATGCATCAGGGCGTCAGACAGACCCTCCATATCGTCCATGTGAGCCAGAACGGCTTCCTTCAGGGAGCTGCAGGCTTTGGCTTCCTTCGCAAGAAGGGCAAAGTTCTCACGAGTGAGCTGAGCGGTCGTGTTCGCACCGCTCTCAAAGGCATTGTGAGCCATAGTGGGATCCTCCTTATTTTCTTCTCTGGCAGTTGCAACCAGATAATACATAACGTTTTTCTGCTTCTCATTCATAGAGTCAATGACATCCTGAATGGTCTCTTCGGAACCGTCAGCGTGCTGAAGTTCCGGATTCGTAGTGGGGTTGTTTTCCACGGGATTTTCCTCCCCATTTTGATTTGCAGGAGTCGGATCGGGTTCGGGATCGGATTCCGGCTCGCTTTCATTGGTTGGATTTCCTTCCGGATTCTCTTCAGCCGGCGTATTTTCCGGCTCCGGTTCCGGTTCCGGTTCCTGTTCCTCAAAGTCATCATCGCCATGACAAATGATCGGCTCCTGGGGATAGATGCGAGCTTCGTATTCGGCATCTTCACCATGTGCCAGATCCATATCCTCGATAAATGCCTGGGGATTTGCACCCGCCAGAACAAGACTGACTTCGCGGATCACACCATGCATGACATCATGGCCCTTCTGCTTCAGCTGATTGGCGAGAATCGACAGAGAGGTGACGTCGCCATGAGCTACAAGCTCTTTACACATGTTGCCAAATTTGGTGTTATTGAACAGACCATAGCAATACACGCCATCAGGCTTATTGACCAAGGTAGCCTTGCCGATAATAGCACTCGGGGTATCGTGACGATGGTTCCAGACGAGCGGAACAACAGCACCGTTCTGATGTGCGAATGCATTCTCACGAATTACTCGACCATCCGTGCACAGAAGATTGTTCTTGGACGCCCAGCCCTGAAAATCAGAATTACCAGGACCCGGACGAACGTGATCAATATCGGGCATTATGTTTATCCTCCTTCTTTAGAATTTTTGACCGATACGGTTTGGTCCGCTTTGGTTGGGACCGTAGGGGTTTGCTGATCCACTTTAGACTGTGACAAGTTCTTGTTACGGAGCTCATCAGCCTTCGGATCCTTAGACGGCTTCATACCGATAACCTGACGGATCTCATTGGAGGTAAGAATCTCATTACGAGTAAACTTATCCGCAATTTCGGCAATCTGGCTAACCGGTACGAGTTTAAAGGGATCTCTAAAGAAGGAGATCGATTCCATCTTCTCTCGCTGAGATGTCGTAAGGAA